ACTATTTGCAGCCAATAAAACAGCAGACATACTAGGAGTTCCCATATTACTTACAGTAATAGTTGGTCTTGGTAATTGACCTCGTTGAAAAGCAAAACCACTAGCTTCTACAGGAAACCTTAAATAAGTCTCGCCATTCCAAACAATATTTCCATAAGCATCAAGATTACTACCAGAATGAAATCTATGAACTGTAGTTACACCACTAGGATTACCTGTTGCATAATTAAGTCCTTCTTTTAGCTCAAGTTTGAATAACTCAATAATTGAGGATGGATTTACTTTTTGTATGTCACTAAAAACAGGTGCAGTATCTATTGTCATGGCTCAAATTTTTGTACAAATGTAGCTGTTATCGTAGCTAAATTAGGCACATTAATTACCTTACTCCATTCTGGGCAAGTAAATTTATATGATGCTGTCTTTGTGATCGAAACATTACCGCTTGTGGTCGCACCACTAGCTGCTGTTACAACAAAAACATTTGCATTAGTAACAGAAGAAACTACATAAGTTCCATCAGCAGAAGAACCAGAGGTAAAGTCAATAGATAAAGAATCACCAGCAAATAATCTATGATCTGTAATCGTTATAGTTATTGTCGTACTGCTTTGTGAATATGTGCCTGTCTTCGTAAAAGATTCCTTTGGTGGAGAGTATGTAAAACTTGCTTTATCTCTTGCACGTTCTTCTAAAAAATATTCAATAGTATCTGACTCTTCTTCTGTTATGTTTTCCCATTTTAAATTAAAAATTTTAGGATCTTGATTATTTGGCAAGCCAAAACCTAAACGATGTTCAAATCCATCTGCAAAAGATACTACTTTAACTACTGGCTTTGATTTTTTTGTAACGCTAAATGAAGGTTCAATAGATGGAAAGTTTGCCATTTACGTTAGAAGTCCTCCCGGTCTTTTTTGTTTTATCATTTCTGATTGAATAGCAGCAGCTAAAGCCCTGCCAAACTCTTGTGACCTTTGAGAGTCTCCTTCTACAGAGCTTCCAGAAGCATCAACATTTACAACAATATTACCAACACCTCCAGAACTTTGCACTCCAAGTTTTCCATTTGCACCACGCTTTAATGGCATGATCGCTTCTGGCCCTGCTTCTCCCATAAGTCCCATTCCGTTTGCCATTGGGAATAAGGTTGGTTTATTTACTATGCCTCCTCTTGCATATTGCTTAATTGTATTACCAGCATCTATAACATTTCCGTTTGCATTTCTAAATCTTCCACCTGTTATTCCATGAAACAAAGGTTGTACAATAGCAAACCTTACAAACATTCTTGTTAAATCAGCAATAATAGACCTAGCTAAATCGCTAAAGTTTAATTTTCCTGTTTGAACAAACTTAACTAAAGCATCTTCCATTCCTTTAAAAGCATTTACAAATGCTTGCTCGGCTTGCTCGGCTACATCAAATGCACTTTGAGCAAAAGATTTTAGAGGTGATTTATCTTTATCGCCTGTTAAGCTTGGGAAGTTTCCACGTTTATCGTCTTCTTCATTTAATTTTCCAAGAATTTCATTAAATGTTTTATTATAAAATTCTAATGCAGCAGCCCTATTGTCTTTTGTTGCTTGTGATTTAATAACACCAAAAGTAATGTTTTCTAAGAAATTAGCAGTATCTTTATCACCAAATTTCTCTCTCATTGCTTTTCTAGCTATTATTCTTGCCTCGCTTTCATTATTAATACGATTAATTGTCCTTAAAAGCCTTGATATTTGTCTAAGCATAAATGTAATTAAATCTTGAAATTCTCCTCCCATATCTTTAAATAAAACACCAAGTTCATATTTAAGATCTTGAAAAGCTACTGTCATTCTTTGACCAGCTTCTTCTGAAGAAGCTGCCATTTCTAATGCAGCATCTCTATGGTCTTTACTTAACTTAGTTGCAAAATTCATTATTTGATCTAGTCCAACAACACCATCTCTCAAATCTTTTTGTAACTGCTGAAGCGTACTTCCATTTGCTTCAGCAAATTTTGTAACTGCACCAGCCAATCTTTCTCCTAACTGACCTTGTAATTCTTCGGCTGACACCTTACCTTTACCAAAGATCTGTGACATGGCTCGAATACCACTCTTTACATCTTCAGCATCTCCACCTGTTGCTTTAATAGCTTCTGATACTCCTCTAAACACAATTTCAGCATCTTTAACAGTACCGCCTGCACCTAAAACTGACGCTGACAACTGAGTAAATTGTTTTGTAGCATCTGCTATTGGTACATTTAATTCTTCTGATACAGATGCAATAATTTTTAAAGACTTATTGTATTTACGTTCATCTTTCATGACACCTTTTAACGCAATTTTTAACCTGTCAACTGAAGCTGCATACTCAGCAGAACTCTTAACAAAACTAACAGTATCAATCGTTGCGCCTATTCCAGCACCAATCATTGCGCCTTTTGCACCACCAACAGCACCACCAGCAAAAGCAAGTTGACCTGTAGATCCAAGCCCTGCTGTTGCTGTTCCAGCTAACGATCCAAGTGCTGCTCTTGTTCCAACAGGTAGTTTCTGAAATCGTTGATTAAGTCTTGCAAACATACCTCCTTGAGGGCCGGCTGATGCCGTTACAGCATCCATTTTCGCCTTAACCTTATCTAGCTCTGCTGATAATCTTTGATAAGCAACAGTACCAATCCCAACATTATTTCTTAGCTTTGTTAAGGCACTTATTTGACCTTCAAACGCTGTTTTACTTAATTTTGTATTTCCATGTACTTTTGTTATTCCTTTTATAAACTGTTCAAGCTTTGGTTTGGTAAGTGAAACTGTTGAACTAAATTTTTTAAAGTCTTGACCTATATTTTTTATTCCAGCAAAACCTTGCGTTTGTAATTTAAGGGTAACTGGATGGACTTGAGCCACTATTTCTTCTCCTTATTAAACTCTGTCATAACAACTTGTTCCATTAGTTGTAAACCTTCCAGCATTTCTTGTCGGTTATCTACATGATAAAGGTCAAACAGTCCTCCATCAAGTAATAATACCTCATACTTTAATCCTACTACACCTCCAAAGGTTGTGTTCCATTGTGTCTGACAACGTAAAAACATCATTACAATATCCCAATTCTCTTGAAAGACCTCAAAATCTTTCTTTTCTTCTGGTTGCTCCTCGATTTTTACACCAAACGCAGCAGCGTCTTTTTGTGTTTCATCTATAACTTGTTTGCCACTCGAAGCCCAGTATTTAGCAGCATCAATTAGTTTCCCGATTGTGCATTTCCATAGAATTTTTTAAAAGCATCTAATACACCAGCCACAAAATCTATATCTTCTGAAAATTCTTTTAACACCTTATCTGAAAATTCTATAGGTGTTCCATCCTCCTCATTAATATCTTCCCATCCAACTAATACTTTTTTTAAAGCATCAAACTCTGTCGCAGATTCAAAGCTATCAAGTTCTTTTCTTGATAAACGTACAAATTTTCCAGTAAAAGTTGTCGTTTCAAACTCACCTATTTCAGTTTCACTAGGAGTTTTAACCTCCACAGGCCAAGGATAAACCTTGGTCTTTTTTCTAACAAATGCCATAAGTCAATATATACACTTCTCTACTCTACCTCAGTAGTCAATACTTATTAAGTAAAGACTAGGCTCATTTCATCATTTGCTGAACTTGGTACAAGTGTGTATGGAATCTCTAGCATAGTAACTCCATCAGCTTCCCCATAAGCCACATCACCAATATCAACCTTTGTACTGCTAAACCTACAGATATTACCAGCAGCAGTACCATGAGTGACTGTTAGGTTGCCTAGTGTTGTATCAACTAAAGCAGCAGAAAAGTAATCTTTCTGTGCAAGAGTTGGTGCTTCTATTGTCACAGAGCCGTTAGCTGCTCTATCAGTTAACAGCACTTCTTTAGTCCCTCCAACAAGTTCTCTATAAACTATTGAATTACCAACATCCATTGAGAAGTTCATTAATGCACCAGCATAAGACAATAGTTGAAAGCTAGTTGTATTGCCGTTCTTAAAGATTAGAGGTGATGCTTGGTTTCCGTAAGTCACAGAAGGCAATGCGGTATCTGTTGGGGCATTATAAATTCCAGTAAAAGTAAAATCTATAGATGGAATTTCGCCAACGGCTGCTGAGATTGCAAAAGTTCCTCGACAACCTGTAACAATGTGTCTTACACCATCTACGTTGTAGTGAATAGTAACAGATGAAAAACTAGCTGAAATAGGCTCATAAGTAACGCTAGTTCCAGAAGCAACAGTCTCCGAAAAGCCACACGCTTTCAGCGCACTTCCATATCTAGGTGCAGTACCAGCAGTTCCAGATCCGGCAAGTTCTACCGAGAATGTACACTCAACTCTGGTGTTTGCTAATAGCTGTTGTGATGCACCTAAATAAGGTCTGACAACATCTCTATTTACTACATCACTTGATTGTGGTGTGATTGACAGATCCCTTACAAGAACAACGTCTGTTGCTGCTGGAGTTGGATCTGTTCCGTAGCTGCTCTCAGCTTCAATTAGAATTACTCTCTTCCTTGTCAGTTGTGCCATCTGTAGTTACCTCAGTAGGGGGTTCAGCTTGTTTAGTTTGTTGAACTAGCTTACGTTTGCCAGTTTTAGGGTTCAGTATGTAAGTACCGCCCTCGTTTGGAATTTCATACTCCATAATAATCCTTAAGGGTTGTTAGGGTAACAGCCTAATTGTAGATCATGTTGATAAATCGTTATAACTACTCCTGTAATCTACTTCATACTCACAGGAAATAATCCCTGCTGGCTGATCTGCCTCAACAACGTCAAAGGTTACTGTAGCTGGCCTTACATCAATCGCAAGTCCTCCTAAAGTTGGATCGCTGACAACTTTAGTATGTAAACTTTCAACTGTTGCATCTGCTGTAGTATCAGGTGTTTGTGATCTAACGACAACAACTATTCTTACTCTTAATGTCCAATCTAATTTCAAATAAGTTGCGCTATTAACAGTAGGCTCGTCTGTTATAAACTCAACAACAAGAGAAGGAGATTCATCTCTTGTCATTGGCTCGACTCTACTTCTATAGATGCGAGTTCCTACACCTGTAGTTCCTGTAAGATTTGTTTTGATTTTTGCTAATATCTGTTCTCTTTTACTAGCCATATCAAACCTTCATTAATGAAATTACAGATAAAGTACCATCATCTATTTTCCTAGCACTTCTTACTTTGTATTTGACATTGCTGACTTCTATTTGAGTGTTATATGCTAACGAGCCTAGATCAGTTGTTTTAACTGTTAACTGATAATCAGTAGTCAATACACGATCATCAGCAACAATCTCATCAGGCTGCTCTAAAATTCCTTTATAAGTAGCATTATCATAAAATACATCCTCAGAAAAATCTCCAAAGAAAGTATCTATATCCTCTGTAAAAGCCATGAGAAAAAAAAGCCCTCGCTTGAGGGCTACTTACTTAGCCGTATTTTTTAACACCAATCAAATTGATGCTAAAAGTAAAGGTTGGTGATGATCCACCGATTGTCTGAACAATCTTGATAAAACGCTTGCTCTCATCTTTACTAATTGCAAGTGTTTGCATTGAAGCGGATCCTGTTACCTGAGTAAAAGTAGCACCAGATAAATCTGTGTATGTACCACTTGAAGAATCAGATTCAGTAAGTTTAATATCTAATGTTGGGCTAGAACCGCCACCAGCAGCACTATCCAAAATTAAAACTACATCTCCATCATATTCGAGAAGATCTATTGCACTTGATGTAGCTGTGCTTGTTACAGCAGCAGTAGCAACACCAGCAACAACAGTTAGTTTTTCTAAGTTCTGTTGAATAACAGACATTTTAAGATTCCTCCTGTTTAGAAATAAACTCTTCTAATTTTCCAATTAGTTCAGTTTTAGTTTGTCTTCTATCGAGTTCTATTCCAAGGCTGCGACCATAAGTTTCAATTTGTGATTTTGTCATTTCAGAAAAATCAACATCGTCACTATTGGTAGGCTCTGGCTCGACAACTGGTTTTTTACAGGCAATAGGAGCTTCACAAGCCTCAACAGCTAATTCAGCTTTATCTACTGCTATCAGGTAATTACCAGCTTGCTCTTTAACATCAACGATAGTGCCAGCACTCGTAGGAGTGCCAGCTATCATTGTTGCTCTTAGCAATTTAACCTTCATATTATGTTCCGAAGCAGAACGCAGTTGGTTGCTTAACAGCAAAGTCAACATCCTGTAACGCAATAATTCTTACACTACCGCTTGTTGCGTTTGCATATGGATCTACTGTTAGATCTAAACCAGACCACATACCAATACAGAACTGGCTGAAATCTCCAAAGAGTACATCGTTATTTGCTAACTGGTTAGAAACAATAGCTGGATAGCCATTAATTTCATTGTTCTCAAACACGAACTGCGCTGTGTTTGAAGCTTTTTCTGTTGACTTCAAAGCACCTCTAGCAGAAGCGTTAATTAGGTAGAACATATTAGCTACATCAGCGTTTGCTGCTGCAACGTCTGTCTCCATTCCGATGTACTCAGCAAATGTGCCGAATGTTGTAATTGTCTGTGTACCTACACCAGTTGTATCTTTGATACCTAGTGGCTCGTTTGAACTACCAGAACCATAGATAGCTGCGTTATCTAATTTAGTAGCAATAACCTTCGCAATGTCATCTCTGATCATTGTCTCAACGTCTATAGATGACTGAAGTAGCAATCTTCTTGAGTAGTCAACAAAAGCACCGATTGTCTTTGGTGTCATGTTCACTTGATCGAAAGCTTGCTGACTTTCTGTTGGTGCGCCTGACTCACCTACAAAGTAAGCAGTTGATGTAGATGTCATTCTTGGGATAGACACGTTACCAGACAATCCTGTAAGCATTGTTGGGTTTGTTGCCATCACAGCCATTCTTTTACGAAGAATGTCAATGAATGAACCTGCTAATAATTCTGTTGGAACTAAGTTACCACCAGCAGTTGCAGTACCTACGTTCAAGTCTCTTTGTAAGACTTCGTTAGGAACTAAAATTCCGTTTGCAGGCTTCTCATACTTCTTAGAAGCTGCGTCAGATACCTCTCTCTCGAAAGCCGCTGCTTCTTGTGCAGCACGATCTGTTGGGTTTGCTAGTGCGTTTAATGCTCTTAAAAAAGAGAATCGCTTAACTTCTTTTTGGTCTAAGCCAACTTCATTTGTACTCATGTCAGTAGAACGTATTGGTGTATTAACTGCCTCTGCCTTGTTTTTAACAAGATCGAGGATAGCTGCTTTTGCTTCTGCTGGTGACTTATTAGATTTAATAAGTGAGTCAGTAAGCTCTTCTGCTCCATACTTTCCAAACTCACGACATAATGAAGTGATTGCTGCTGTACGAGCATTGTTTTCATCTAAAGCACGTTGAACTTCGGCTTTGATGTCGATCTCAACGGATTTCTCCGCTTCAACCGCAGTTTCTTTAGTTGATTCTTCCATAGTGCGAACCGAGGGTGATGCGGATTCTTCCGCAGAAATAATCTCCTGTTGAGGTGATTTATCTTCCATAGTAATACTATTGCCTTGTGAGGGTGAGATCAAGCTTCTGCCGAAGCCGATTGTTGGATCAGCCGGAACTGTCACAACTGACAATTCGTGAACTGACCAAGATCTTGCAAGCATACCATCAGAAGTCTCATCCATATCATTTATAGAATATCCAAAACTAATACCTCTTAAGATTCCATCTTTAACATCTTCTAAAATCTCAGATGCAAACTTACTTCTAGAGAAACGTATCTTGGCATAACCTCTTTTATCTTCTCCAATATATGCACTCTCAACCACACCTATAGGCTTATCCATATTGTGATTAAAGAGAACAGCACCGCCATCATTTAGCCTGCTAAGATCAGCAGCACCATCTTCATGGCTTAATACTTCGTTACCAAAATATCTTTTTACTGGATATTCAGAACTAAAAGGAAACTCAAATGTGCGTGATTTCACATTTTTGAAATCTGTAACCTCTTTACGTTCAAATCTATCTCCAGCATCAACACTTCTAATCGCTGCAATTTTTGTAAGTGTCGAAAATTTATGACCGACCTTTCTATCGGTAGCCTCACCATTTCGATACAAAGTAATCAATGCAGCAGGATCTTCTGCTGTTCCAGTAATAGTAAAAGAACTATCAGGTACATCTATTGATCCATCTCTGACAATACGATCAATTTTTCCTCTAGCTGTACCACCGCTAGAGTTCCATCTCACAAAATCACCAACCTTTAACCCATCGGGTTCGGCTCTGTGTTCTGTTTTAGTTTCTTCAGTCATAGTGCGTTCTCTTGCTTTTTTGATTGAATTAGACTTTGACCTAGCCCAAGTTTGACCAGAGTCACCGCCCCAAGCTGCCCAGCTTACCCGGCCATTACTAGGATAGCCTTCTTCCCCCGGACGGAAACCCTTTCCGGCTTTATCTGACTCATGGCGGGCGAACCATGCGTTCATTGTAATAACTGTATCTGATGATAGCTCGTTTCCGCTTAATATTTGTGTTGCTCTTGTCCTTGCGTCATCTGTACCACCAGCTTCTCCTTCTTTTTTCCAAGCCCTATATCTTTCTGCTTCTTTCCTCATACCCTCTGTTGGCATGAGATTAATTTCCGTTCCATTAACATTTGCCATAGCTAGTCAGTTTTCTTTTTGCGTGTTTTTTTAGCTCTAGTAGGTGGTGGTGTCGGAGGTGCTTCCTGTCCTATTTCTACCTCTAAATCTAAATCTTTATCTAATGTAACTCCTAACCCTTCTGCGACATCCTGCTCTCTTGCAATCTCAGAAACAATATCGTCATAATCACCGCCATTTGTCTGTGCTATGACTTGTGATTTAGTCATATACCCAGCCTGTTCTGCTTCTCTATAAGCTTTTATTTCTTTTAGAGGATCAACATAGTGTTGTGCTGGTGGTGTCCATCTTGGTTTGCAATATCTCATTGAGTTTGCAGAATAATCAGGAAAATCTAACTCTCCTGTTAGTACTGCAAGTTCTATCCACATTTTAAAAACTCTCAGATGAAAGTTCTTAATCATGTACTTTTGGCAGAAGCTCCAATGCTGTCTGTCTTCTAACAAGCTGAGTCTTGAACTTGAATAGTTAGTTTCGCTGAAATCTTTTGAGATAGTTTCAAAACTACATCCAATTCCAGTCGCGAAACGCCTAATTTTGTTTTTCACAAACATCTCATACTGCTGTGATGGATAGTCAATGTCAGGAACATTTACAGATTCATTAGGCATTAGATACCTAAATGTACCCGGCTCAAAGTTTTGTATTCTTTGTGCATTTTGTACATCATCACCTATCAATTCACCCTGATCGTTTTGTATAAATCCCATGATGCTTGCACCAGCCCTAGCTCGTATAACAGCAGCTTCTTCATAACCTTGTAATTGGTGCATATCATTCATTACACTATGAAACCAAGGCACACCTCTGTTTTGGCCGGGTCGTTCTGGCATAAACAGATGAATAATCTCAGAAGCATTTATAAAAATATGCAATGACTGTTTATTTGCATAATCCAAGTAATACGCATCTCCGGGATGTTTTTTAAGAATCGCATAGCGTACAGGTCTACCCCAACTATCAACCTCTACACCATTTCTCCACTCATTGCCTTTAGTGAGTGTCTTGCCGTCATATTCTTCATCTAATAAATCACTTTCAATAAGTTGCAATGCAAGAGGTACTTTAGAATCTCCAAACTGTTGTTTGACCACTCTAAATATTGCTTCTCCTGATTCACACAATGCACCAGCAGCTAACCATTCAAATTCGTGGAAGCTATATTTACCAGCGCAATCACAACTATCAGCACTTGTCCATTCTGACCATTTCTCCTCAATCATATTATTTATTCTCTGATCTCTTTTACCACCTCTTTGCTGTAATACAAGAGATTGAAACTTCATACCTGTACCAACAATATTTATTTGTGTTGTACGCTTTGCTTGTCTAGCATAAGGATTGTTTCTTACTAATTCTCTTGATCTATCTCTTAGCTTACGCAAACTATTCCTTATTTCGGCATCGGCACTCAACTGGCTGCTCATCCAATCGGAAGTAAGCCTAGAAACTAATGCACCTTGATATGCTCTTTTTAAACTACCAAGAGGTGTAGCTTTTCTGCCAAAACCAAGAACTCTTTTTACTGTGTTGGTGATGTTAGATCGTATTCCCATTAGTATGCCTCGTTAAAACGAACAAATGTAGTTCTTGGATTGCCAAGACCATTATCAATCATTTCTGCTTGTTTTTCTCTAACAAGTTCTGCTTTATATCTAGCCTCTAACATTATTAACTCAGATAACTCATATTTCTTGGCTGTTCTTGTTCCAATTTTGTATTCTTGAACTGCACCACCACTAATAATATTTCTTATTGCTGTTTGTATTACTTCCAGATCTTTTTCTACCTGTGATCTGCCGTCATAATTAAGTGCAGCACCAGAATATTCTAAAGATTTCAAAACCTCAAAACTTCCTGTATATATTGTTTGTTTTTGCGCTCCTGATTTATTTGCAACTGCTTGGTAATACCAATTACCAGCAGTAAATGTTGCAGTTACATTACTAGCAATTTCAAATTTAAAACCATCATTATATGCAGAACTACTGATTGTAGATCCAACTGGCCCTGTGTTTGTTCTTAGATAATAAACAACCGACCAATCTGGACTGCTTATAGAGTTTCCGTAATAATCTTGACTCGCTGGAATGTTCCATTGAATAAAATCGCCTGCTCTTATACTTTGTGGAAATGACATTTTTTTTACCAATTAGCGACAAAATTCGACTTTTTAGGCGAATTAGTACGTTTTAAGTCTACCTTAGTCTCCTTTAGAGGCTTTTTAGGGTTAATTTTTCTTTCAAATTGATCAAATATAGTCCTTCGATCATATTTTTGCAATAATCGCTGATATGCAGCCCACGCATAAACCATTTCATCTAATGCTTCGTTTCTAGCATTGCTTTTTTTAACCCAAACACGTTCTTGATAGCCATTTTTATATTTTAATACCTGTTTTTCTGCTGTAAGCTCTTGAAAGTAATCAGGTGTAATTGTTGGGTAGAAATGTATGTAACCTTTTCCAACTTCTGCATCTTTTAACTTATTGCTAAGAGTTGTTTTAATTACATCTACACCTACAGGAAATAATTGCACTCCTTTCTTTAATGCTTTACCTGTAAAATTAATATCTACTTTTGTAGGCTTGCCTAATGGTGGTTTTCCTTTCTGACCAACACCTTTTATACCAATCAAACCAATATGAGATCTTTCTCTTACATATTGATAAACCTCATGTGTGAAGTGACCACCAGTATCAATCGCAGCACTCTCAATTTTTAGTTCTATATCATTTACATTTTTAAACTTGCCGAGTAAAACCTCATCTAACTGTTTCCATACGTCTGCTCTAGCTGGTGAACCATATAAGACTTGTCGATCTATTAAAAACATTTCTTCATTTCGACCAATACCAAAAACCGACAAACTTAATCTGTCATCCTGTGTATCAATACCAGCAGTCAATAATAAAACTTCTTCTGGAGGTTTTGCTCTTTCATAAGTCGCTTCTGATGCTCTAATCATTAACGCATCTGCTCCAACCTTTGCTTGATATTCATCCTCCCATGTTTCCCCTAATATTGTGTTTATCCATGTCTTAAGTTGTTCTGGATCATCTTTACTCAACAAAAACTCTTCTACAAGATTTGCCCAACTTGCATTAGGTGAATAAGAATATGCAGCCCATATATGAAAACCAACGTGTTTAGATTTTCCCGGTGCCGTTGCCCTCCACTCGCCACGTTCTACCATCCATCTTTTCTTATTGTGTGGTATTGCTTTTGTGCAAGATTCGCATTGATAATGAACTGTATCAGGATCGTCATTCTCCCATTTAAACTGCGCCCATCTTAAATATTGCATATGACCACAATGAGGACATGGCACATAAAATCGCTGCTGATTTGTTTGTAAAAACATTTTTTCTATACGAGAAAAATCTTTTACAGTTGGTGTAGAGCCAGATACGATTTTACGATTCCAATAATATTCTGTTCTTCTTATACCCAGCTTTATCTGATCTCCTTCAGTACCAGCCGATGCAGGATAGCCATCTATTTCATCAAACAAAACTATTCTTCTGCTAACCCTTCTGAATCCCCTAGGTGAGTTAGCACCTACTAAAGATAGTGTTCCACCCGGAAACTGCTTTTGTAAAAGTGTATTCTGACCATCTTTTGCCTTTGCATCACTTACAAGACCATGTAAACATTTTGAGTCTCTAAGCATAGGTGCAATCTCTTCTTTTGAGTAACCAGTTGCATCTTCTATAGTTGGTTGCACAACCATGATTGGGCATGGGTCTTGGTGGATGTGATATGCAATGACATGATTAAGAATCTTAGAATATCCAACCCTAGCTGATTTCATTATTGTTATCTGCTCTATATCAGGATTAGTTATCGCATCCATCATTCCTTTTTGATATGGCAATGTTTTCCATCTACCACCCTCTGCACTACTTTCTGCTGATAAATACGCAAATTCATCTGCCCAATCGCTAAGACTTAATTTCTTAGGCGGTTTAAAACTGTCAAATGCTATTTGCTCTAAAGATAAAAGATTGCTCATGCAGCAGATAATTCTTCTAATGCTTCTCTAACGATGTCATCTATACAACTAACTGCATTTGTATCTAAATCAGGTAACCGTTGTTTTGCTTTAGATGATATTCCTAATAATTTTGTTCTTGCTGTTGTAATAACTTCAGTCCACTTTTGCTGTACTTCTTTCATAGGTACAAGACTATCTTCTTTCTGTTTACGTTCTAACTCAAGCAACTCAGCTTTAAGATGTTCTGTTCTAGCTCTGCTTTCCTCATACTCAGGTATAAGGTCTGTTGTTACAGAAGATCGCTTACGCTTTGGTGCTGATGGTTGTGGATTTGACTTCATCTGCCTAAAAGCAGACTTTTTGTTCCACTCTGCAACCATAGTGTCGTCATTGATAACAATATTGCCTTGATTATCTTCCATTGCTGTAAGACGGCCTTGCTTGATCGCCATATATACCGCCTGTATAGTCACACCCATCTTCTCTGCTGCTTCTTTTCTTGTGATAAGAGCCATAGTGTAAATCCGATAATGCTATTTTATTTACAATAGCGTACTTGTGTAAATATGGTATAATATACCGCCCTAATTAGGCTTGTTAGGACAGGGAAAGGTCAGTTTGTAAGCAATGTAAATCAATTTGTAAATTTGTGCCTAGAAAAATTTTGCGAAGTGAAATTACC